GGAAGAATTTGGTATACTTTTAAAATATACCGGAGTAATGTCCACACCCTTGTAAGCGTGGACGCCACATGATTCTCGAAAGTTAGACTTATAGAAACTCTTTTCTGTATTGAGTTTCATACCGAACTGCGGTAACCAGGCATAAATTGCTGGAATAAAAGCTGTAGGTAATATAATGTCGTCACCATACACAAAAACTTTCTTAGATGCATTAAACCTTCCCTCTGTGGAAGAAAGGAGGATAATAGCTTTACATAGTACGTAATGTACTACAGCCATCACCGGAAAACATAATCCGGAACCCATTGGAGCATACTTCTTAAGCTCTATGGACTCTAGACCCTGACTATATTGTTGTGTTGTCTTATCGAAAACGACTGTTGTCGTTGCCAAGTTGACTAACACATCGTGGAGTTCTGGTTGATCCCTAAAAAGAAGAGATACCAGACGTCGCGAAACGCGATCTGAAGCCGCCGACATATCAATGGTGGCGATCCACTTAGTCTTGGAACCTTTCAGCGCAAGTCGCTGATTAACACTTTGCCTGCGAAAGTTAATGCGTCCTTTTGTTTCCGGACACTGCTCTAGATGTTGATATAGAGCCTCTTTCACAGCTTGTTGCAAGTATTGAGATTCGTTTTCCTCAATGCATATGCCCCTAGGCTTTCCGACTTTTTTATGAACAAACTTATGTCGGGCCGTTGGAGCATCGACTTGATTAGCCTTTAAGGCTAAGTAATGTCGAGCTTGCGTTACGACATGCCATGGACTGTTATAAAACCAGTCAAAATAAGGCATAACATCATCGTGACGCTTGTACAACACATGGGGCTCGTAGCGCATGTGCTTTTCCACAGGTGTATTTGTGGCACCAGGCCCCGGATGGGGCAAAGCATGTGCGTGATCATGGATATCAAATCCATCAAAAATCACGTTAATTATGCTTCTGGCGTGTTCGAGGATCGGAAGAAGTTTTTCTCCCTCAAAATCAATGTCAGACAGTGATCTATCAACCTCAACAAAATCCGCTAGTTCTTTGCGGAGTACTTTTTGGGGGTAAGGCCCTTCAATTTTCTTGAAAGATGTACATATCTGATAGATAATGGACAATGCCTTGACCTCTGAGTCTTCATCAGTAGGGACGTAAATCTGAGCGAATAGCTTCCGCAAGAAAGCGGGGTGTTTCGCGCCTGGTTGTAGTTTAAACCCAGGATAGTCAGATAAGCCGGTCTCAAGATAGAATGATAAATTATCCCACAGGCCTGGCAACGTCTTTGTAGCAAAACTAAGGCCCTCTGCCGCAATGCGGCGCCTCAAAGTATCGAGGTCTCGGGCCGAGTCAGCTAAACTGTACGAAGGAAGGATAGTTGAAGCGTCAAAAATGAGGGTTTCAAGGTAAAGCGGTAAATCTGCGTTATCTTGGTACCACTTAATCATATCCCTATGATCAATCTCATTTAGACGCTGCTGCTTATGCAGCTTTTTCTTATGGCTTTTCAGGACTGCAGCTTTGTTTTGCATGCTAGTACCTCCAGCCATAGGACGATCCAATTACTTAATCGTTACTGCTGACCAAAGAAAAACTTGCCAGCAGATTGCATTACTTCATCCCATGAATTTAACAGGAGATATAATGCATAGGCTCCGGCTGCCAGCACAGAAATTAGTGCTGATGAACGCAGCTTTGTTAAGGAGCCATCGAGGAAGAGTGTTTTAATAATCTGAGGGGTTTCCCCAGAATCGCTCTTTTGCGAATCGGAATTCATATTAAACAAGACCCATCGCAAATCGGGTCATGAATCCTGTATCGCCCTCGAGTTCGGTCAATACTTCGTTTTCGGCCTCAAGCTCAGCTACCGTGACATCATCGTCATAGGTAAATGTCTTGTTGATGGTCACCCGCCTTCTTACGGTGGAACCAGAAATTGGGTCTAGAAGTACTGATCTCTGTAGTAACCTACGATTAAGCGTGCCCGTTTCAGTGTGTTTTGCAACCATTTTGGATTCCATAGCTGGGTCAATCCCAGAAGTGGATTCAAGCCATTCTCCAACTTTGCTTTTAGCATTGAGGATTTGGCCTCCAAACAGAAATGTTTGTTCTCCAGCAGTGGTTGTTATTGAAACAGGATCAGAAAAGAGTCCCATGGACTTCTCCTTATATAAATAAAGTGCGTATCGTGCACGTATAACGCCGGGTTATCCGGTAGAGTCATGATGCTAACTTAGAGGAAAGTACGAAGTAGAGCAAGGATGTTCAAACCTTGCTTGCCGGTGGGCAAGGAAAGTTTGGGGACATAAAGTCCTCGAAATGGTTCCGTTTTCCACCTCGTGTATCTGGAAGTCTCTGCCCCGTTAGTAAATTGGGGAGATGTGCCGTTAACTAATTGGCCATCAATTACGAGATATTTACATCCAGATAAACCTGTTACAAACTGTCCCACTTGGTGGGTAGTAAGTAACGACTCGCAATATTGATCTGGTACGAGTCCCACATTTGGATCTGTTTCCATTGCATGTAACGCTCGACTAATTTTAACAACATAGTCAAGCAAGAAGCTAAACGGTACCATGTTTAGCAACGCTTCAAAACTTCCCGTAAGTCCCCAGTATTTTAGGAAGGCATCGTGTTGACTGCGCATGGAATAGTTGTATCTATATTCCAATGTAGCCGTAAATACTGTCTTCGTGCGGGTACCTGTGGTTCTAACAGTTCCATAGTTACCGCCTGAAGGAACAAGGACTTCTTCTAAGAATGCAGTTTCAGAGTAGTGCGATTTTTGCACATCTTGACCTGCTTCGAAGAACTGCTGTTGAGCATCGCGTACGATATCTCGGCATTGTTTTATTATTGCACCCAGATCATTGATCAAAGGTGCGATGCCAAAATTGTATGCTAATATGCTCTCGGCAGCGAGTCGAGAAGGGTTTGAAAGAGCGGGTTTATTGCTCTTCCTCTTTCGATGAATATCGAGCCAAGTACGGCGTTTAAATATATCGACGCCATACCTAGCTATGTCTCTGAAGTCTTTCATCTCAAAGATGAAATTCAACATTGACAATTCCCCTTCAAAGCGTGGTTGCATTTCCCACCACGCCCGACTACGGGCAGCATTGAGATCAATCCCATCGTGATGCTCTAGAGCAGGCACGACGCTAGATGCAACAGGGTTATCCCTGTACGCGTAACACTCGATCAATAAAGTCGGGTATCTAGCATGGGGTGACAGCGCACCGTAACACAGAGATGTGTAACGTCCGCGGAAGTGGTCACAATCGTTGAAGATTGGCCGTTTTCTCTCAGTGCTGCGGAAATACTCACTCCCCTGGGCTTGAAAAATCCCAGGTGTAGACCCGCCGGCGTAGCCGTCGAGTACTCGTTGGTATTTTGTTCGGCATAATGCTGCGAACAACTCACCATCTGTTTGGTACGCCAGCGTACTGGGTGACCAGTTCGCTGCGTTGCCAGTATAACCATATGCCCGTTGGTACGGGACATACGGTGGCGACGGGCACCAAACGTTAAGATGATTACCAATGAACGGGAGTTCGGTATTTCTAGTTTTGTACATGCATAAAATCCTCCTTCTAAGTTGTTTGGTACAGTCCCCGGCACCACGCCGGG